CTGTTGCATACTGGAATAATCGGATAGCCACTTATCCCACAGTATGCTTTCCATGCTTCTCATGTATACATCTTTTATCAGGTCTTTGGATACTACAAATAGCAATCCAGCCCTTACCTTCTCGACTTGTGGAAAATGCTTGAATGTAGCCAACGCCATAAGTTCTAGCTGTCCTTTATCAGCATACCGCGCAGACTTGCCTGTTTTATAATCAATAACCCACGCCAGATCATCGTCCAATATAATTAGATCGGCTATCCCTCTGAACCAAACTCCTTCATCAGAAAACCCGCAAGGCTTCAGATCCTGCGTAAGCCCTAGCCTGTATTCACATAACTTGTCACCCTGCTTATCCTTTAATATATCGAGTGCCGCTACAGCATAATCAAACTGTGGAGGCATTGAGGTTCCATCCCTTACATATTCCTCTGCGGCTTCATGGAACGCAGTGCCATACAGCATCGCCTCAGTCTCGGATTCAGCATAATCCTTGGCAATCCTCATGTGATAGAATTGCTTTGGGCATTGTTCAAATGCCTTTATTTTACTGAAAGACCAAGGATCAATACTCACCCTTCAACCTCTTCCAACTGCTCCTGTATGATAGAAGCGGCTGAGTTCCAACCACTACGATACCCTTGCTCAAACAAATTTTTTGGCACTACACCATACTTTTCGTTCATGTCTTGTATTTTTACTAAATCATCAGGGGCTATTTCTCCTACATGATTTAACAATTTGATCCACTCATCGTTTATATCTTTATTAACGTCATCAATCATTCACAATCTCCATAAGATTTGCCTACGCCCGATTCACAATCTATCGGTAGTCCTTCGGCCCATTCAGGCACCATACGCATACAAGTTTCTATATAACTCTGTGCTTCTTCCACATCTTCATCCGGTACACAGCACACAACGGAGTCATGTACTGTTAAAACAACCTTATAACGCTTTGATATTTCTAACATTTGCTCGCCAATAATACAACGAGCGAGGGCTTGGCACACATTCTCTATAGCCTTACCACCATAGATGCGGGTTCGGCCTCGTCTAGTTTTGTAAGTGTATTCAACGGTTTCAGTGGGTATGCCATCAAATTCGGTGATAATCTTATCCCCTCGTAAGTCTGTGTACCGCATCAATAAACCAGAGGGTAGTCGCAGTGCACTGCGGTCAACATCTACTGATAACAGGTTACCACGGCCAAATGATATGGCATCACCACGAGAGAGGTTAATTATACTCTGTTGAGCGTTACGCCATAGCTGACCTATATTATAATTAGCTTCCCTGTAAATCTTGATGACCCTTCGTGCTTCAGCCAACTCCATCTCTGCACCGAATGTCTTTAGCTGATCCTTGAATTTCACAGCACCCATGCCATACCCTGCACCTAGGATAGTGGTCTTACCTACAAACCGTTCCTCTTTGGTTACATCCGCTTCGTCCTTGTCATAGATACGTGCCGCCATTTTCTTGTAGACATCTTCGCCGTTGGTAAATGCTTCTACCAGATTATCCTGTTCGGCAAGCCACGCTAGTACCCTAGCCTCTATCTGAGCGGAATCGGCTTCAATCAAGGACATGTCATCGGGAGGTATTATGCTACGCTTTAATTTCTTACCATGTACGCCCCTACTAGGGAGGTTCTGCAGGTTGATCTTATCATCACCTCCCCACCTACCCGTATGAGCCGCATAATATTTGACAGGTACAGGCAATAGGCCACGCTTCGATATATCTATAAACCGCTGTGTCCTAGTTTCTTCTAACGTACTTTTGTTCCCAAGTCGGGCCGCAACCAATGTTTGAACAGATGTATCCTCATGGTCAGCAAGTGCCATAAAACCTTCGTCAGATTTGGCAAAAGCAAACGCTTCCTTACCTGTGATCTGACTTATTTTCATGGGAGGCGTTACTCCCAATCCCTCAAGTAACTTGGCAAACTTGGGGTTGCTCATAAGATCTTTTTTATCTACCTGGGCTGCCCCTAATAACTCATCCTTGTGGTCACGTGTTTCAGTGAGATGTTGTTCCAATAGCCCTAAATCTAAGTCAAGAACAGGGTTTACGAACATCCTCAAGGTTAAGTCTATGAGTTTAAGTTCCTTCTTGGGAAAGTCCTTCCCTATCTTCTTAAAGAGCGCATAGGTTAGCTCAACATCGTTTATACAGTAATCTCCATATCTTGAGAGTTCTTCTGCCGAGAAGTCTTCTCTTCTTTTCCCGAGTGCATCCGATACGGCTGTGCCTTTAACTCCCAAACCATGTCTCTCAGCAAGCGCATGGAGACTTGCGCTAACTTCCACCCCGTCCACAGCGCGGGCGATACACAAAGTATCGGTATAAGCGCGAGGAGTAATATCAAAAACCCAATTAGCAATGGCACCATCAAACATAACATTGTGACCACATAACATAGCCGCTTCCCAGTTGAATGTTTGTAAAAACGCCTTGGTTTGTTCCTTCGTCCCACTGGCCCACTCCGTTTCGTTATTGTTTACCTTTACTCCCACTCCAATAACTTCAAAGCGAGGATCACGTATGTACTCCTCCGTTGTCATTTTCGATAGTGAGAACTGTTTGTCGTAATAAGTTTCAAAGTCTATGGTTATCAAATCCATACCTAGTCGCCTTGCTTATCAGAAACAAGCTCACCGCCACAGGCAAGATAACCGCATCCATCTACCCAATTATCAAGATTTGCCTCGTTGCTTCCTAGACGGGCTATCTTCAATAATGTCATCATTATGGCAACGTCCACAGCAGTTACTTTCGTGCCAAGATGTTGTGACCAATAGGCCGCTATGGATTTGAAGTTATCCTCCATATTCCCGTGTTCGCCAGCCCTGTCTTTCGTAACGTACATCTCAGCAGTACGTAAGACTTCTGCTCGTACTTGGGCGCGACTATCTGTTAATGGCGGATCAAAAGGTAGTTCTAGTTGTTCAGGCTCCCGTGCCATACTCTGCTCTCCCTGTTAACTTGTTAATGTGAATGTACTTTCGTGGTATGGCGGACAGATTAACTTAACTCTGGATCATCCTCATCTTCTATGATCCCCCACCCCGCATTATCTACCACTTCATAGCAAGTGGAGCATTTTATAGTGCCATCCGATTGCAAATGCCCTGCTGTGTGACCACAGCTAAAAACTAACACCTCTATCTCCATAGGTTCTGGATCAGGTGCGGAACCATTTAGTTTTTTAGGGAATTGAATAATGTTATCAGTCAACTTTATTAGCCTCCACCCAAGCAAGAGCAATCTTCAAACTGCGCCTACTTTCCTTAGTTAAAACACAGACAGGAAAACAATTCCTATCCCCAAAGCTAGCTTCTTTTTCTTCTTCGTCATACGCCCACGTTGCAAAAGTTCGGACATATTTCTCTCCGTCCTCCTCAAAACAATCAAACAAGTAGCCTTCTGTGTACATAATGGGGCAAACCAGCTTACTTGCATCAGTAGGCTTAACCATAGCACTGTCTCCAACAATATCTTTCCAGCGTATAGTTATGCGAGGGTAGCAATCCCCCCCAACCTCTATGAAATCTGTCTGTTTAGCCATGTTACACTCTCCACTACTTAAAATTAGGTGCCTCCCCCTTCGCGGAAGGAGGACTAACGTATCGTGCTTACCCGATGATAACATAGGTCGAAAGGACGCAACCCACTCATCATTGTAGGAGGATATAGACGGCCTCTCTCCCACTTAGCCGCTCCACAGGGGAAAACACTTAGGAAAAACCTGCGGAGAAACAAAACTGTTTATTCTTCCTCCTCAACCTTCTTACGATTAGAAGTCTTTAGTAGTTTAAGGGCTTTATGCTTCGCCCTATTCTTTTTCTTTTGAGTGCGGCTAGGAAGCCGCCTACCGAAATGAGGCCAAATCTGTGTCTCTGTGGTCTCAGTATGTTGATTAAAATAAGGCTCCGCAAGAACATCAAAATCATCACGGAACAATTCAAGATCCTCTGCAACAGCACTTCTTATCACGTGTGATCTTATCTTATTCAGGGATGTCTTTTGTAGTGTGTCAGCACGTAGCGCATCGCGCAGTTTGCTCCCTGCTTCCTGTGTGCGGCCTTCCTTTTCTAACTTAACGGCTTGGTCGAACATTAAATCTTCAAGCCGATAGTTTTGTTTAAGCACTAATACCATCCAACATACCTTTTACTTGAGCCATGTTATCCTCATTAACAACCCAGCTCGCGCCCTTTGCTTCCTTTATATCCCGTAAGTTCTTTTCCTGTAATGCAGTAGGTGTGTTCTTACCTGCTTTGCACTCAATACCAAAAAACTTTCCTTCGTAACACCCGATAATATCCGGTACTCCACTCTTTCCATAACCACCTGTCATGGGGAAAAAATAATATGCTCCTAACTCTTTTAATTGTTTAACAACAACCCTTTTAACCTTACCTTCGGGCGTCATTGCCATCAGGTTTCCCCTTTTCTATTTTCTCTCCATGCTTCTCAGCTAGGGCAACCAATCGTGAATGATCCATTAACAAGTTAATAAGCATGGACCTTTTAATAGTCACGCTAGCTTTACGTCCTGTATCCGCTACCAGATGCGCGGCATGGAACGCTTCATTTGTTAGGTACAGCTTCATTTACCAGTATCCTTGTCGTCATGCAGACGGCGTATATTATCCCATCTTTTAGGGATAGCACTGGTATCAACATCAGGATCAGGGCCGTATTCTAATGCCTTATGCCCAGCGTCCGTTACGGATAGCCCTCTGCTTCTGGATATAGCTTTCTCCAAATACTTACGACTTAGCAATATGTTTATCTGCCATTGGATATCGTATGCCCCTGCTGCGTTATCTTTTATCTCTTGGAGTGTTGGAGCTTGGTCGTGGTTACTCCAATAATCATTAACAAACTTTAACAGATCGTACTGCTTCTCATTTATCATCTTTAGAAGTCTCCCTTATAAATACTTCTTCCCCTACTGTTCCATCACAGCAATCAAGCACAGGTCTATGACACGCCAAACACTCGTAATGACTTCTTACCAGATGAAGCCGTGTTGGCTGACCACACCACGGACAATCAAAAAACTCTGCACTTAACTTTAATTCATCCATAACAAAAAAA